CAGAATTTTTACTGGAGGTCCTGTGGACCACTCTGCTGTGGTCCGAAGTCACTTACACACTTTCACCAAGGTTATGACTGAGAATAAGATTTTGTTCGAAACCGGTGTGGGTTGTGCGGCGCAGTCTTTGGAGTGGGAACAATTTCACGATTATTTAACTCAATTCGGAACCAAGCGTATGTTTGCTGGAGATTTTGAAAAGTATGATAAGAAGATGGGAGCTATGTGGATTTTAGCATCGTTTCGTGTCATTATTGGGGTCCTAGGCGCTAGTGGATGGATGGATGATGAGTTATTACCCATTTACTGCATTGGTGAGGATATCGCTCACCCTATTGTGAATTTGGGTGGTGATTTGATTCGTACATATGGAATGAATCCTTCAGGTCACGTTCTTACAGTGATCATCAATTCCATAGCCAATTCTTTATATAATCGTTATGCATATGCATCAAAGCGTGAGGACCAGAAGTGCTGGACTTTCAAGAAGTTCGTGGCCCTCTTGACATATGGTGATGATAATGTCATGGGAGTGTCTCCTGAATGTGATTGGTTTGATCACACTGTGATGTCAGAAGTCATGGCATCAATTGGTGTGGGATATACTATGGCTGATAAGTCTTCAGCTTCAGTTCCCTTTATTGATATGTCACAAATTTCGTTTCTGAAACGTACGTGGCGTTGGGACGCCGATGTTAACGCATTGTTGTGTCCGTTGGAAATGGAATCTATCCACAAAATGCAGACCATGTGTGTTGAAGGTAAAACATTGTCACAGGCACAACACCAAGTTGAAGTTTTACATTCGGCCTTAGGAGAATATTTCTTTCATGGTAAGGAAATGTTTGAGAAGGAACGTGAGTGGATGTTGACTGTTGGTAAAGGTGAGATTGATATTGAGTTAGAGCTCAAGCCTTTTCCAACGTATGACCAGATGCGAGATCGTTTCTGGAAGAATTCAGATGGTGTTGTTACTCAGCGTCTCGGACGTTATGAGTATACTAACTAAGTTTGTACTCGGTTTTTCTATAGTTTTCCCCCGTTGTGAAATAAAACTGTGCTTTATGTGTGATCTGTGAAAGGTTCTTGACGTTCTGTATATCTTTCAAGAGTGCGTGTGTATCGTAAATTCACCATCCCCGTGTGGTTCGCCTATTTAGGAGTGAGGGTTCAGAGTGCCCTAATGAATGTCAAACAATGTGTAATGATTGAGTAGTCCTATATGTTGTATAAATATTACTTGCCAATTTCTTTTATGTGAGCCCGGTTGAGCCATATCAACCAATTATGGATCGTGGTTGCACTTTTATGTGTCGCGATCAAGCTGCGGAGTTTTCTTCGCAGGACACGGTGTTTAACAACACCGTTTGGATTGTCCAGTCGGTACTGGAGGTCCAACATCAAACTACAACGTTTGATGATCAAGTGGCTGCGCCCACAATTGCCCCAATAACAAGATACAGAGATCTTGATGTGTCAGATCCTACCACCTCGTCAGAATTAGGAGACTTTTTGAGTCGTCCAGTACGGATCTACAATGGCAGTTGGACTACTGCTGAGGGAGTCGGTTTCAAGCAGGCGTTGTTTCCTTGGGCTGATTACCTAAGTAATGCCAATATTAAGTATAAGTTAAATAATTATGGTTTTATTCGAGGTAAGTTGCATGTTAAAGTGGTGATTAACGCTTCTCCATTTTACTATGGCGCTTGTTTGTTGAATTACACTCCTATGCCACTTTATCATGGTAGAGATTCTGAGGCAGCTGGTAATATGTTTTATGTTCCCGAATCTCAAAAACCCTCCTTCATGATTTATCCCCAAGAATGTAAAGGGGGAGAGATGGTATTGCCCTTTTATTATAATAAGAATTATTTGGATCTTACAAGCTTGGAGGACATTACAGAGTTTGGTCAATTGGATTTGATCATTTATGCTCCTTTACGTAGTGCGAATGGAGCAGTAGGGACGGGATGTTCTATACAAATGTATGCTTGGATGGAGGATGTTGTGTTAGCAGGTCCTACTGTAAAGTTGGCGGTCCAATCGCAGGATGAGTATGGTACTGGATTGGTTTCAGCTCCAGCATCAGCTGTAGCGCGTTTTGCTGCACATTTGAAGAAAGTGCCATATATTGGTCAATTTGCTACGGCGACGGAGATAGGAGCCAAAGCTATCTCAGGTATGGCGCAGATTTTTGGTTTTACGAATGTACCAGTTATTGAGCCAGCGCAACAAGTGAATGTTGTGGCTGCTCCCCAGATCGCCTCCTCGCAAATAGGTCATCCTATGCAGAAATTAGCATTTGATCCAAAAACTGAGTTGACTGTGGACAATGGAGCAGTGGGCTTTTCCAGTGAAGATGAGTTAGCTATTCAAAATATGGTTACTCGTAAATCCTTCTTGTGTAAAACCACTTGGACTAATGCTACAACAGTTGATACCAATCTGTTTTCGACCTTGA